CCGCACCGGCACGTCAAAAGCAAAGCCTGCGGTGATGATCACCCCGGCTGCGGGCGGTTCGGCGAAGCTGACCACGCCGGTGTCGGTATCGACGCTCCATCCGGTGATCAGCTCGGTGCCGTCCAGCATCACCCGCACTGAGGCCGGGACTGGTTTTGTGATGCTGCGCGCCCAGCTTTGCGCGCCCGAGATATAGCGTTTGATCAGCTGGAAGGTCGTGGCGAGACCATCACCCAGACCGATCTGCTGATCGGCGGGCGTGTCTTGTTGCGAGGGCAGCCCGCTTTTGTAATCGGCCCAATCCTTGAAGCGAAACCCGTGCAGGCGGCCGCCTCTCGCCTCGAAGAACGCGACCACCGCCGCCAGATCATCGGCGCGGCGGATGCCGTAGGCCACATCATAACGGCGGCGCGAATTGGCCCAGCTGGCGTTGCGCTCCTCGTCACCTGAAGCCAGTTCCACCACCTGCGTGCGCCGTTCTGGCCCGCCGCGCGCCCCGCGGCTGATGTTGTCGGGAAACCGCACCTCGTGAAACGCCATCATATGCCCCTCTGGCCCAGCGACACCGCGCGGGCAATGTCGGCGGCGACCTGTGTTCTGGACTGCCGGAAGCTGTCGGTATCGCGGGCATTGATGGTGACATTGACGGCGGGTGCTGCGGACTGGCCTTGGCCAAAGCCAGCCGCCTCTCGACGCGACAGCACCCGTTCGCCGCGTTGCAGGATCGCCGGAACCTCGTCCGGGCGCAGCCCGGCAAAGCCACCCGAATGCATGCGCGGCGCATTGGCAAAGGCCAGCGCTGGCACCATGCGACCGGTGCCCGGCGATCCGACCACGCCGCCTGCGTGCAGGATACTGGCAAACAAGCCGCCCGCACCGCCCAACGCGCCGGAGAGCGCATTGGCGATCGGCCCCAGGATAAATCGCCGCGCCGCCAGCTTGGCCAGATCGGCGATCATGGAAGTGACCAGATCGCCGAAGTCGAGCTTGCCGGTCTTCACAAACTCACCCACCGCGTTCTCGGCGCTCTGGAAGGCTCCGACCAGCGTGCTCCCGATATCGCCCCCGATGTCGCGGGCCTTGGCAGCATAGTCGGCCAGTGTGGCGGTGACGGTGGCCCAGCCGGTCAGGGCGGTTTTTGCGCCCTCGGCGGTCGCTGTCCCGGCGGCCCGGCCAGCCGCCCCGGCACCCCCGGCGGCACGGCGCGTGCTTTCAAGTTCCTCGCTCAGCTTAGCGGCGGCGGCATCGGCTTTGGCCAGTGAGGCCTCTGCCTCCGCCCCGCTGCCGGTCATGGCATCGCGCAGCGCCTGCAAACTGGCGAGCGGCCGACCGGCGGCATCGGCGAGCATGCCCGCCGCCTCGCGAAACCCATCGGCGCGGGCGCGGGCATCCTCGGCCATCGCGCCGAGGCCAAGGTCTGGTGGGTCCAGGAAGCTGCGCGACAGCGCGGCAGAGAAGGCATCGGCTGCGGCAGTGCCAGCGGCTGTCGCGGCGCCCTCGAACGGGTTGCCGATCCGGCCCAGTCCCACCGGGTCGAGCGTGCCGATCCGCACACCGCCCTCGCCGGTCGCCCATTCCGGCAGCAGCGCCAGCGCCGCGTTAAGCCCTTCGATGAAGCGGTTGATGCGGGTGACGACACCATTCAGCATCGCCTCGACACCGGAGATCAACCCGTTTGCCGCCTGAAACGCGAAGTCGCCGATGGTACCGGGCAGTCCGCCCCAGATCGCCACGGCGGCATCAAAGGCCCCCTGAAAGATCGCCGCAGTCCGGTCGCCGAATCTCACCACGCCCGCGATGGTGCCCTCGAGTTCTGACAGACCGGACGCCTTCAGCTCCTCCCAGCCTGCGGACATGCGCGCGAGCGCACCATCCAGTGCCAGACCCATGCGGGACCACACTTCCCTGGCCAGATCACCCAGCAGCCGGAACGCCGCGCCCACCCCGCCTGCGCCCGCGACCAGCCTTGTGAACTGGAACACCAGCTCGCCCGCACCGACGATCAGCGCGCCAATACCGGTGCGGATCAGGGCACCGCGCAGCACGACCAGTGCCGTCGCCAACCCGCGCACCGAAAGCGCCGCCGCTGCCAGCCCGGCCACCCAGCGCCCGGCCATGACGCCTGCAAAGGTCGCGGCGATGGACGTCAGCCGCCCGATGTTGTCAAAAAGCGCCCGGATTGCGATGCCCAGCGGCCCAGAGGTGCGCGCCACGCTCGCCAGCGCATTGGCCACCGCCTCCAGCGCCGGGGCGGCCGCTACCGCCAGCTGGTTCGAGACCCCGCGCCAGATCAGCCCCAGCCGGGAGATCGCGTCATTGGTGCGCTCGATCTGGGCGGCGTCCTGATCAGAGACCGCCACTCCGAAATCGCGCACATCGTCGCTGGCCTGGCGCAACGTCGCCGTGTCGATCCGGGTGAACACCAGTGCTGCGCGGTCGCCGAAAAGCTGCGAGGCGACAGCGGCGCGCTCGGCCTCTGGCACAAACTGGCCCAGCGCCTCCTGAATGGTGGCGATGCGTTGATCCAGCGGCAGGCGTTGCAGATCCTCAGCCGAGAGCCGCAGGCGGCGCAGGGCGTCCACGGCGGGGCCGGTCCCGGCAGCCGCCTGAGACAGCCGCCGCGTCAACTGCACGGTGGCCTGTTCGACCTGACCCATCGACACGCCCGCCAGATCGCCTGCGCGTTCCAGCACCTGAATGCTGGCCACGGTCGTGCCGAGTGAGGCCGCGAGCTTGGCCTGCGCGTCCACCGTTTGCAGCCCCGAGCGGATCATCGCGGCCCCGGCAGCGGCCAGCGCGGCGGTGGCAGCGGCCGCAGCCAGCGTGGCGCGGCGGGCGAATGCGGCGACGCGGGCATTGGCCAGATCCATCTCGCGGCTGAGACGGCCAAAGCCGCGCGCGCCAGCCGCGCCCACGCCCTCCAGCTCGGCGCGCACCTGGCGGCCGCCTTCCGCCACGAGGCGGACAGAGACCCTCTTCTCAGCCATCGCGGCTTCCTTCCATCTGTTCGTTGAGTTTGCGCACCATCACCGCCTCGATCTCGGGCAGCAGTTCGGCGGCGACGAGGGGGGCGATGCCCAGTGCGCGAGCGAGGGCAATTGCCGCGCCCATGTCCCAGCCCAGGACCGCGCCGGGGATCACCCGCAGCTGGCCGCCAAGGCGGCCGACCAGATCCCAGATCTGCCAGCCCTCGAAGCTCTGCGGACGGTTCAGCCGCGCCGGGCAGTCCGGGCAGGTTTGCGTGCAGGCCTGGCAGTATCGCTCGCCTCCGCCGAAGGACCACTCGGCAAGGGCGCAGAGCCGTTTTTTTCCGCGTCCAGAATAAGACCCCGCGCGACATAGGAGGTCTGGAAGGCTTCAAAAACCGGCCAGATCTCCAGCAGGGCATCGATGCCTTCCGGCGAAACGGGGATGATGTTGCCCGCGTCATCGCCGACACCTTCCCAGTCGAGCACGGCGCGGCGGGCGACGGCTTTGGCCATGGCCAGCGCCAGGTCTTCCTGGCTGGCATCCTGGGGCAGGGCCTCGACGGCGGCATCGGCGCGGGCCGAGACCATCAGCGCGGTGGTCAGAGGTGCGACCCGCAGGCGCAGGCCGGGGGCAAGCTCCAGCCATTCGGGGCTGGCGGTCAGGTTCAGGCGGATCATCAATAGGCCTCCACATCATTGATCAGGGTTGCGGTGCACATGCGGCCAAGGGTGCTGTCGCGCGCTGCCTGCCAGTCGAAGGTGGCCTGCACGCCCTGCGGTCCGGAAATCTCGATGCGGGGACGGGGCAGATAGACGGCGTGCACGGTGAAGCTGAAACTTTCGCCCGTGGGCAGGACATAGGCGAAACTGATCTCGGCGGGATCGCCGTTGATCGCCTGGCTCACCAGCGTGCTGTCCGCAAAGCGGACCTCAATCCGCCCCGTGAGTGCTGCGATGCTCGGGTCGGCCCCGTCGATCCTGCCGTCGCTGCGGATGGTCTCGATCCGGTCGAGGTTGTTGGCATAGGTGATCTCGGCCGAGACCACATTGCCCAGCGCCGTGCCATTCCGGCTGATCGCGCCGTTGAAATGGCCAAACCGCTTCAGCGCCTGATCGGCGGGCGTGCCCGCGCTGGTTGTCGTGGCGATGACTTCACCCTGCGCCACCAGCCGGGCGGTGGCCGTCAGCAGCCCCGAGCGCTGCACCTGCCAGCTGAGCTGATCCAGCACGCAGCCGGAATACATCGCAAAGCGCGGCACCTCGGGCATGCCGGTCTCGATGGACATCGAGGGCAGTTCCCATGCGCCCGATCGGAACTCATGGGTGTAGGGTGCCGCCGCGCCGGTTGTAACCG